AAAACACGAAGTCCACAAGCCACCACTCGGAGGTAAATCATACTACATCACTGTCGTAGGTCATGGATACCATTCTCACTCGAATCGCCTCGATGAGTGGCAAAAGGCGATGGGCATTGACTGGATGCAGAAATACGAGCTCACGCAGGCTATACCTCCAGCGTACACAGAATACATCGGCAGGCAGGCGATAACACAGATTCCGATAGAGGTGTCGGCGTGAGCAGAATAGACTATTCGAAAAGCAACTACTGTTCCAGCTGTGATATCGCCATCCCAAAGTCGAGCGTGCGCTGCACGCACTGCGGACAGATGGTGAGGCGCTGGCCCAGGCGCGGCGAGGCGCAGAGGAGATATAGGAGCAAGGCATGAGGACAATCATCGCGCAGGGACACTCCCAGAACCTGCGAGATCTGGTGCTGAACTATGGATTGGATGCTGAAGGCATCAGGATAATTGACTTCACTTTTGGGACGGGTAGCATGTGGAAGACTGACTATCCATACAGGTTCAAACTGACAAAAACTGACGCAGTGCCGACTGCCGCAGATGTAGTAGAAAAGGATCTGCTGCAAAGCGACTACTCCGATCTCGGCATGCATGATGCCGGAGTGTTTGACCCGCCGTATCTCTACGGACACTCTGCTTTCGATTACTCGGACGATAAGCGAAAGCAGATAGAAAATCAAAACAATAATTCCAGTCTTTTCATACCTACGCTATATCAGGGCAAGAAGTCCTGGGGCAGGAGTGGCCATCTGGCCAGATTCACGGGGAACAAGGATGAGCGGGAATTCATCGATCGGGTCAAGGGCCTCAACCGTGCATCATTGCAGTGCCTGAAGAAAGACGGCTTACTCTTCGTCAAAGTAATGGATACCATGAACGATGGCTATCAGATCGCAAATCACATACACTGCGTGCAAAACCTGACGAATTTCAAACTCTATGCGACTTTCGTCTACCTAGCTGGAGGCGCCAAGACCTGGAAATCACACGCAGAGACATCTCACGGCTTTTGGATCGTCATGAAGCTGAAGACAGATGCGAAACAGGAGGTACTGCCATGACCTCATACTCGCAATATGCCGCGCACTGCCTCGCATGTCGAAGACTCCTACTGCTGAAGAAACGCGTGTGGGCGTTTCAGCTGTCGCGCCATCTGCGCAATTGCGATCGGAGGAAAGCAAGGCGATGATGGCCTGAGAATGGTATTGTCCCGGCTCATTGGGTATGGCAGCGCAGCCGCTGGCACCGCGGTCATCGCCAGCTCTGTGGAGGGCTGGGGCGCGGTGATTGCAGGCGTTGCGATGATCATTGGCGGGCTCGTCGCTGCCTCTGACGTGGCCGACAACTGGGGAGATTCATAACGCCCTACGATTATCACCGGTTCAACTATTGCCTCGGCTGCAAGCTGCGCTTCTCAAAGGACATCCTGATCTGCATCGACTGCGGCGCGAGGCTGCGCACCCGCTCGCGGAACATGAGTGCCGCTAGGCGGGAGCGGCGTCTGGCGGGCGTCAAGAGGCTCTGAATCTAATTATATCAGAGCATAGTTCTTTTAGTTCCGGGATGGCGGGACAGCCGCAGGGAGCTTCACTCCTGCGCAGGAGTGAAAAATAGTTCCGCTGCTTGGCAAATGCAAACAGCTGACCACTCGCACGATCAGGAATGCGCGTACTTGATAGCCTGCATCATCAGGGACATCCGCGAGTCCGAAAACACCGCCTATCGCAGGGAGCTCTACGAGAAGGCAGCAAGTGAGCTCGAGATGACACAGCAGTTTTTGAAGCCAGAGATCGCTGGAGAACTTCACAGGCGCATCACATCTGCCATGTTTCCTGACGATCCAAACGGTGAATGGCACTCAGGCTATTTCTGGGATGTCATGAAGGAAAACGGCTGGACCCGGAGCAGCGACGCAGCCGCCCTAAAAGGCCGTACTGCAGATGCGCCTTCAGGTTGCGAAAAAGAAAATGCAGAGATGATCGACATCGCGCGGGCTCATATGGACTGGTGGAGCCATTTCCTGGACAAGCTGAAGTCTCAGCATTTCGAATCGGAGATGGCCAAGGACCCAACCTGGTCTGAAGAAAAATACCTGCTGCGCAAGGCGGCCGAGATGGCGAGCGAGGACATAGACGGGCGCCAGACGGTCACCACGCAAACACAATATCTTCTCGTGCAGGGCCTCGGGAAAGGCAGCATCCAGCTCGCAGCAAAACTCTACGTAGCAAGAATAAAGGAGCTTGCGGCCCCGACAACAAAGCAGGCGAGCAAGATCCTTGCGGGGATGGGCAGGAAATGCCATATCAGGTTCGACCCGAAAAACCAGGACGAAGCAGCTGCCTGCGGCTACGTTGGCGTGCAGTGCACGAACCTGAAATGCAGGAGCTGGAGAGTGACGCTGCACAGGACGAAGACAGCGACGCTCTGGTGTTTCGGGTGCGACAGCGAATTCCCCCGGACGCTTGAAAAGCTCCCGCTGCTGCGAGGCGTCCCCATGGACAGATCAGGTGTTTTCTGACTGCTGGCCATGCACCCTTATATATACTAGCAGATTGGAACAAGCCCCGGAAAGCTTGAATGCTGTAGAGAAGGCGGGCTATCTCACAATAGACGGTGCAGCTAGAGTTCCAAAGCAAACAAGCGATGAAGCAAGGCACGCGGCCGTGGAGATAGAAAAATAATTCCTGGCGAGTCTTTTATTACCAATATCGCTTCTAAGATGAGCAAATGTCCGATCGCAGCCTTGCCACGGAGATACTGCTGAGGCGGGAAGACATTGCGTATCTGCTCGCAAGGGGAAAGAGGGCAGACGAAATCAGGGCCGAGCTGCTGCCGAGCTACCCCGGCCTGACATTGCACATGGTCTACCATGACATCGACTTCATCCACGAGCACTCAGGCGAATACATAGCCTTGGCATTCCTTCCAAAATTCGGCTCGCTCTTCATGCAGGCCGTCGAGAATCTTGAAATGATCAGGCGTGAAGCATGGCGGCGCTATGAGAACGGCGAGCGCGAGCTGCAGGAAAGCGATGGCCCTGAGGGCCGGATGACAAAGATTGTCATCCGGGAGGGGAGCTCGGAGTGGCTCAAGCTGGCAGGATCCTCCTCGCTTGCCCTGATCAAACTGGCAGAGAAGGGACCGGTGAGCAAGGAGCTCGCAAGGGTCATGGTGGACTATAGGCGCCTGAAAGACCAGGAGCAAAACATCGCAGTTGCACACCAGCCTTGATTCTGAGATCGGGCTCAAGGACATAGAAGAGCTACTCATGGGGGATGACGAGTACTGGAGCACGTTTGAGGGCCTCTCGTTTCTGGAATTCAACAAGCGAATCGGGCTGCCGCGCAAGAACGGGCTGAAGCATCCCATCTACGACTACGAGTGGGAGGTCCTTGACGCGCTGTCGGCTCACAAGCACGTCTGGATCAAGAAGGCAACAGGGCTGGGCATCACGGAACTGCTGCTGCGCTGGATAGGCTGGCTGTGCACGCGGGACGGCAGCTACCGCGGCAAGAAGATATGCATCGTGACCGGTCCAAGGATAGAGCTGTCGATCACTCTGATAGCGCGGGTGAAAAGGCTATTCCACGACAGGCAATTCGAGAGCAAGGAGACGGTCGCTGAAATCAACGGCTGCAGCGTCGAAGCGTTCCCCTCGCACCACCTGGACGCGATGCGGGGCCTGACGGATGTGACGATCATCCTGCTCGACGAGGCCGACTTTTTCCCGCCGGGAGAGCAGAAGGACGCCCGTGATGTCAGCGAGCGCTACATAGCGAAGAGTAATCCACACATCATTATGGTCTCGACCCCAAACCTACCGGGAGGCCTGTACGAGCAGATAGAAAAGGAGAAGCAGTGCCTCTATCACCGCTTGGCGTTGGATTATACGAAGGGACTTGGGAAGATCTATTCCGACGAAGAGATTGAGCAGGCAAAGAGATCGCCCTCATTCGAACGAGAGTACGACCTGAAATACGGCTATGGCGTCGGCAACATCTTTCCATACCAACTTGTCGACGCCTGCACCGGCAACTACGACCTGGCGCTTAAGGAAGGCCAGAAAATCCTTGCGGTGGATCCCGGCTACGGCTCGAGCAAGTTTGCAATCGTGGGCATCGAGCAACTGGACGGAATCCTCTATGTTAAGGAGGGGCGCCAGTACGAAAGGCCCTCGCCTAGCGCGATGCTAGAAGAGGTATTAAAGATCGCACAAGGCTACGGCAGGATGGTCCTGGTGGACAGCGCGCACCCTGGCCTGATATCGGATCTGTCTGACAGGGGAATCGACTCACAGCCGGTCAATTTCCAGAAGGAACTGTCCACTATGACGTTTGTGGCAGTGCAGGCGGTCAAGGAGCAGAAAGTGAAAATCCACACTGCTTTTTCTGACCTCACGTACCAGCTCCGCGCTGTAGAGTTTGACGCAAAGGGCCACCCGAACAAAAAGAAATTGACGTTTGATCTGGGCGATGCTTTTATGATGGCGCTCTCGCACTTTGGCCACGGGGACCTATACATCGCAAGCATCTAGTTCTCTTTTCGCATGGATCTGAGCATGGCCTATGCTGAAACTGCTCCTGACGGAGGGCTATGCCTTCCCGGCGTTCGACTACGGCAGAACGGTCAACTTCAAGATCTACACCGAGGATGACACGCCATTTGACGGCTCGACGTACACCGCGTACGCCAGGCTCTTCAACGAAGTGGGCGGTGAAGTCATTGACGAAATCCAAACAGCGCAGGTCAACAGCTCCGGCGTCGGCTCTTTTGCTTTCACGCCCACCAAACACCCGTCAGCCACGGGCCCCCACTATCTGGAAGTCCAGCTTGAAAAGTCAGGCCAGAGAATATCAACTGAACGGCGCAGAGTGATTATCACTCTGAGCCCGCCCGGGAGCAGGACGCCATAGTTCTCTTGCACCTCAGGCAGCGCGATACTGTGAAATGAGATGGCCCTGGAGCCGGACAAATGAACTGTATTCGGCGACGCTGAGCGAAGCATCTGCGAAAAACAGCTCGCAGGTATCAGACTATTCAATATTCCAGCAGTACGTGAGGCCCGAGGTGGAGTTCAAGACGGCACTCGAGTACTACCGGACTGTCGGTAAGGTCCAGAACTCCGTCGAGACATACGTCGCCGAAATCCTCTCGCGTGACTGGTACTTTGAAGGCCCCGAGACTGCCGTCAAGCAGCTGGAGGCATGGGAGGAAAAATTCAACCTAACGCGCATTCTGGAATACATGGTGCGTGACTGGCTCGTGTGCGGCAACAATGTCCTTGGGATATCTGACTGGCAGCCCGTGCAGATCGGCTCGATAATGGGCATGAAGCGCAACGCCTACGGTATGGCAGAGCAGTTTTTCCAGTCCGTAAACGGCAGGGAAATCGAGCTGCAGGCGGACAAATTCATCCATACAAAGTTCATCGAAATCAACCGCGAGGCCTGGGGCATCGGCATCTTCCATTCGCTGATGACATCTTTCATGTACAATTCGCGCAAGGCGTCGCTGCCGCAGCTCGAGATCTACCGCCGCAAAGTGCAATTATTATACAGGATACTCGAGCGCTACGGGTCGCCCGTCACCATCTGGTTCTTTGAGAGCTTGGGCAAGCCGCAATTCGACAAGCAGGTCGAGGAGCTCAAGTCCCTTGAAGCCGGAGACAGGCGGATCCTGAGCAAGAAGGTAGAAATCGCCAGCGAAACAATTGATGCAAGGGGGAACCTGCTCAATGCGACGGTGCCTGACCTGAATGCCGACATCGACGCGGGGCTGCAGTCGAGTTCGAACAGGCTGATCACGCAGCCCTCCGCGATGGCCGACGCAAGGGAGGCGAACAAGAAGGACGATGCCAAGGTCCTCTATATCGCAGAAAAGATCCGCTCCGTGATGAACACAATGATAATTCCGAAAGTCGTTGAGACTGGGCGGAACGTTGAATTCAAGTGGGGCAAGCAGGACTCGTTCGAGTTCGACTTTGCGCAGATGATGCAGGCCAAGACTGCGGGATTGCTCTCGCCGGAGGAAGGGCGCAAGATCCTCCAGTCGGTAGGTTGGAGGCTCGATGACGCGACTTACAGCAAGCACCGGGACGCAGTGCAGGCGATGCAGCAGCGGGGCAGCCGGTTCGAAGTGACGCGCTTTGACAGAGATACGGCCTGAGATACGGGCGGTAGCAGTCCCTAAAATGGTCAAGCGCGGCAGGCTGCTGCAGGTCCAGTGCGTATTTCTGGACCAGACTAAAAAGCCGATGAAAGTCGGCACAATCTACATGCGAATCCAGGACGCCGACGGGATAATCGTCTACAGGACCATGGTGATGGCCCGTGACAGGGCAGGCTTTGTGATCGACATCGCGACGGCGGAATTCGACTATGGACAGTACGTGCTGCACATAAGCAACCACATCGACTTTTCCCCAATCGCCACGGCAAGCTTCACCGTAACAGGAGAGCCAAAGCAGGAGGGGCTCCTCGGCGACATGATCAGCGGCATAATTGCCAGAGTGCGGCATATTGTGGTGCCTAGGCTCAGCCAGCTCGGCAAGCGCATCCAGGGCGCGCCGATAGTGCCGCTGCTTCCAGCCGAAGATGACGCGCATTTCCTGATATCCGGAGACGTGCGCTTTCAGACGGAGGAAGACGCGAGGGTGTGCCAGATATGTGAGCCACACAATGCAGAGGTCTACGACTCCGAGGACCCTGAAAAGCCAACAATCCCGCTTCACCCGCGCTGCAGATGCTGGTACGAATATATCGACACAGACGAGCACAGGCCCTCTTCAATATTGAACATCCAGGAGCTGGCGGAGCTCACGGATAATTCTCTACTTGATTCTCCTCCATTGCCCGAGCATTGAAGAGGCCATCAGTCGTCATTGAATTCGTAGCGAGGAAAAAGGAGAAAAGGCTGGACGGCATCCTTGCGATCCCGAGGATAAGCAGGAACGGCAACCTATACCTTCCTGAAGAGCTCGCGAAAGCCGATGGCAGGATAATTCCGGTGCTGTGGAACCACGAAGGCACGCCGGAAGACAGGTCGGCGAGTGTGGATCCCGCGCTGGTCATCGGCACCATGAAACTTTCCTGGGACCCGACGCTGATGCAGCTGAAGTACGAAGCCGACGTCGACAGAGAACTGCCGGACATCCCGCTGCACACTTCGCTCGGGGCGTTCTTCGACCACGAAGACCATATCTGCGGATCCAGCAGGTGCTACGCGGTGCCAAGGGGCCTCAGCTTCGTCGAGGCCAGCATAGTGCCGGAGCCAGGCATCCCGGAGACGACGGTCAACATCCGGGAGAGTTTTCCAGTAAAGCAATGCGCGATGGAGGCGCTGTCCGCGAAATTCCCGTCGTTGCAAGAAGCCAGCCCCTGTGTCCAGAATTGCCTAATGCGCAAACACGGCGCGGGCCACGAAATAGACGATCAGGCCATTGCAGTCTGCTATTCCGAATGCGGCGAATCCCTGGAGAACCTTTCGTGGACTGAAGCCCACGCATTGATATCAGGTAATTCTCTTACTGTCATGACCGAAGGTTTCAACAATACAATGTCTGCAACCTCACCTGCCGCAGCCGCTGCCCCTGCAAGCGCAGGGACGGAAGATAAAACAAAAGTGCCGGGCGTCCTCGAAGACAGGCTAGTCACTTTCACTGCAGAGCAGTTCCACGAGCTGAAGAATGCGGAGCAAAAGAAGATGGAGGCCCTCGCGAAGGAGCTGGGCAATATTGTCAAGACGCCAATAGAGCAGCTGATCGAGCGCTTTGCGCCAAAATCGGAAGTACTTACGCCGTCGAGCATGGTCGACGACTCGCGCCAGGGGGGCATGAAGCGGGAAAGTTTCGATCAGATAGCTGGCAGGATCCACGCGCTGATGGCCAGAGAGACCAATTATGTGAGTTGGAAGCTCGACAAAGAGCAGTTCATGCAGGAGTTTGGGTGGAAGCAGCCCGGCGAGAAAAAGATGGAGGCTGTCACCATGACAGCCCCGATCAACTACGACAGGCAGATAATCGCAGTGCCGGGGGGGAGGTTCAGGGTCCCCCTGAGACAGTTCACAGTCGTCAAGCAGATAAAAGATGCTGACAGGTTCACGTTCTTTACCGGCGATTCATTTGACTTTGCCGCCATAACAGAAGGTACCGCGCCTTCGGACACCACGGTCACCCTGACGCAGGTGACCGCCACTCCGGCGACAAGAGGAGTGCTCGTCAAGGTGAACTACTCAAGTACCGAGTCTGCGCCTGCGGACATACTCGAATATATAAACGGCCGGGGTTTGCTCGCAGCAATCGATGACGAGAGTGCCGACATAATGTCAGTGGGCACGAGCATAAGCTCGCCCACGAACTGGGTGAACGGAAACACTGGCGTTGCTATCACCGCGGACACGACTTTTGGCACGACCAACACGCTGACTATAACCGGCGTCGCGGCTGCCCGTCGGCTGATAGACAACCAGGGCGACGTGCCGGGCGGGCAGGTGTTCATCACGAACCCCAAGGCCTATTATGACCTCCTGATCAGCGCAGGCATCGATAAGCTCATACAGCAGGGCATGCCGCAGATAGCGCTGACCGGAGTGCTCGAGCAACTCATCGGCATGAGGATCGTCATTTCAAAGGCAGCGGCAGGGGGCGACTCGACTTCAAAGCGTTCGCTCGTTGTCACTCCAGGGCAGAGCATGGGCCTGGGAGTGCAGCGCGAACTGATGTATGAAGCAGACCGCCGCAACGAGCTCCAGCAGATATTCGTGACTCCAACGCAGAGGATCAAGTCGGCGATGCTCGATGAAAAGAGCACCACCAGGGTGTCCACGTCAGCCTAGTGAGTGGAATTGGCATGCACTGAATGCGGCGCAACGGACGCCCTGATTGTTTCACGCGAGTACTCCGCTGATGGCGAAAAACTCTTCTGCAGAGGCTGCTTTGAAAGCAGAGGCAGGCCGAAAAAGGCGGCAACAGCCACAAAAGTGAAGAAAGTCGATAAGTAATGCCATTTTTCGAAGCCGACCGCGTCAGAGAAAATTTCTTGGGGGATAGCACCGACACAAGTCAGAACACCCTGATCAATGCCAAGGGCGCCGAGGCTGACCAGAAAATCTCGGACTGGCTGTACATTCAGGCAAACAAGTACGGCAAGCTGCAGGCCCTGCCAGCAGTCGATGTCGCCAACGGCCAGATAGGAGGCGTCGCCGCGGCCCAGCACATCAAGGATGCCGCCTCCAACCTCGCCACCGCGCTCTGCTTTTTCAAGATAGGCAACAAGGACCAGGGAGACAATTACCACGCGCTTGCGAAGTCCACGATAGATGCGTACATCATCCGGCTCGAGTCAGACAGCGAGATCTATTCCGCCAACGTGTAGTAATTCCTTTTTTCGCGCAAGCGCGAAAAACTGCAAGAATTGCGCTTTGAGCCAAAGCCTGTCCACATCTCGCAGGTATTCCACGACGTTCCAATCACCGAGTTGAGCAGGCGGGGGGCTGGCATTGCGAGAATCCACGGCCTGGTCATTTTTGTGCCAGAGACCAAGGTCGGCGAACGCAGGAACATCATCATCACCAAGATCGGACCGTCCTACGCCGAGGCAGCAGTGCTAGACGGAGAGCCGTGATCCGCATTGTCTCCATGCGGTGGCTGCGACTACTTGAATGCCATCAGCAGTATCCGGCAGCTATGGTATTCCCTGTGGCTGGCCTGGATGACACTTTCGATCGAACTCGAACTGATCTGGAAAAATAGATGAAATTCGACTTTACCGTCAATGACCGGATGCTGGGCATCATCCTGGTAATCCTTGGAGCCGTGGTCTATCAGGCTATGCAGCTCGATCTCGACGCCATCGCGAGAAGCCTGACAAATCCAAACCCGCAGCTGAGCTCGGCAGCGCTGCCAAACCTCGGGGCCATATTGATCACGCAAGCGATCGGCATCAGCAACCTGGTGATATTGACTCTGATGGCGATTCGATTCAGCTCACTGGCAAGGCGATTGCATTAGCTCATGTCAGCGGAAATCGTCGGCACCTTCGTCACCAACTATCTCATCCCAGTGATAATAGCGCTGACAGGCTTTCTCATGGCGATAGGGAAACTGCGGGTGCTAAAGCCGAAAGAACCGCCGCCAACAAACATGCACAAATCCCATACTGAAATCATAAAAGAAATGCCGATCTTTTACGACCGGGAAATGCAGCGCGCGCAGGACGAAATCCAGCGGCTGGAGGAAAAGGTACAGAGTCTGCAACTGAAAATGGAGCGGCTGGAAGGCGCGCTCAACACCCTCAGGGCCGAGCTGAGACGCGATAGAGAGTAATTCTCTTTGCCTATTGAAACTCTGTGGCTGCCATGGTAACAGAGACAGTCGCCATCATTGCCGTCTCTGGCGCACTGCTAGGAGCCGCGCTCAACTCGGTGAGGGCATGGTATCAGGCTCCAGATACAGAGCACTTTTCATGGAGGAAATTCGTCGCAGGCCTCACAAGCGGTAGCCTTGCCGCGCTGGGAGTGATCAATTTTGTCACGCTGCCGGAGCAGGCAGCAGAGGGGCTCGTCGCGCTCTTTATCGGCAACGCGTTGCTCGGGGCAGGCGCATCAACTGCGCTGGCGCAGGTTCACAAGTAAACGATGTCGACCTACGGCATTTCGGGCTCGACGCCTTTTTCCGATCTCAGCAAGACTCTCGAAGCACTGCTCCGTGATCTCTTGTTCGCGCAGTGGTCGCTCTCGTCACCGGCAAAGGACACAGACCCGGAGAAGGCTGCAGCCAACAAGGTCCGCTTCGGCCTTGGCTGGGGAGGCACAGGTGTCCGGAACAATTTCGAAATTCACTGCCTGCATTTATCAACCCTGAAGGAAGTCGCAGCGAACGGCTGGAAACTGCATGAGTTCAAGACCGTTGTCGATGTGCACGTCTTTGCGAGAAGGACCACGACGACAGAGCCGGACCACCTTCGCAAGATGCTTCAGGAAATCGACAGGATTGTGACTCAGAACAGGCTGGCTTTGGGCCAGGGCGTCAAGCCGATCACACTCCTAGCGTGGCAGAACGCAGACGACCCGGATGATACAGCGAGTGCAAGCTATTACCACCGCGCTGGTCAGGTCGAATGCTGGTACTGGAAAACGGACACCTCCTAACTAGTTCCTTTTTTCAAGCAAGCTACAGCAGTGACAACATATGAGCTATGCCCCGACTGGACATTGGACACAGACGAAAAAGCTGCAGTACGTTGTCGAGGCGACATTTGGTGTGACGCCTGTGGCGAGCCCTGTATTCACCACTGCAGGCGAGATTGAAAGCGTGTCTGAAAACACCGAGATTGCGATGAAGCGCTACCGCTCCCTTGGACTCGAAGACGTCTACAAATTCCTGAAGAACGGCCAGCTCCACTCCTTTGAGGCAAAGTACCAGCCCATATCCTCCGATCTGATCAAGCGGGGCACCAACGCGCAGGGAGGCGGGGTCGGGACCATCGACCAGTCATTATCCTTCCTGTATTCCGAAGATATCAATGACGTTGAGAATTACACTTTCTACAAGGGCGCCAGGTGCGACGAAGTCACAGTCGAGATCGACAACGAGGCCGTGATGGTGACCCAGAACTTCATCTGCAAAGAGATCACGACACCTGCGACGTCGCATGGCCTGACGACACCCACTTTTGCAGGGCCAAACTCTGGCGCGCCATGGGTAGGCCCTGACAGCGGGTCCGACCCCTTCACCCACAATTCCCTGAACTATGACGTTGACAGTTTCAAGTTCACCGTAAATCGTGCCCTTGATCCGATCCGGCCCAACGGCGAGACGCTGATCAAGTTCCTCGTCCCGACCATCAGGACCATCACGGGCGAATTCGACGTGCTCCGCAAGGACACAGTCCTGATGGCAGATGCCAAGGGCCTGACGGCGCGGGCGGCTTCGTATATACTGAAGGCGGCGACTAGCACTGCCACGTTCACCGACATGGTGCTGATAGGATACACCACTTCAAGGCCAGCCACTGCGACCGAAGCGCTCCGCGACGCCTTCAAGTTCGAAGCAGCGGCCATATCGGTGAGCTAAAAGTGTCATCCGAAACAGAGGCCTACTTCAAAAAACTGACAGACGACCACATCAGGCGCATTTCGCTCGAGGCCAACAAGGACATGTATTCGATCAATGGCAAGGAGTACAGGCGCAGAAAAATAACGGTCAGGGAGTTCGACAAGCTTGAGGAATTGCGGGCCCAATTCAATTCAGAGAAGGACATGCACAAGGCCCGCGTGCTGCTCACTGCCCTCTACCTCGAGGCTGCAAAGTATTATCTGTCCATGACCGAGGCAGAGTTTTATGACTCAGGATGGGAAGAGCTGAAGCTGGCTCTCGATGCCTGCAGCTTCAGGACCACATATGGCGCCCCTTTCTCATCGAGCAGCTCCACAGGCTATTCTGGGTAGGCAAGGCCAGGTTGCACCCGCTCGCGCAGCAGTACCACGACCTCTTCCTGATGCTCACCGAAATTGGCGGCGTGACGCTGACGGAATTGCAGGGCGATGTCTACAGGGAAGACCTCGCCTATCTCCTGGCCCAGCAGAGGTTCAAGGCGGAAGCCATGAACAAGTGGAATAATGCAGAGGGGGCCAAAGTGAGGTGACCATAATCATCACGGGCGTCAAGGAAGCTCAGAAAGCCATCGCGGAAGTGTCAAGAGAGCTCGCAGATGAAATACCCCCTGAAGCTCTGGAAAAAATAGGGGAGGCCATGCTGCGCCTCGTCAGGGCCCGCACGCCCGTCAGGACAGGCACGCTGCTCAGGGGCCACCAAATCTCAAGGCTTGACGACTACAACGTGATCCTGTTCAACGACGTGCCGTACCAGGTCTACGTCGAGTTCGGCACATCGCGCATGGAGCCGAGGCCCCACTGGCGCCCTGCATTCGAGGAGACAAAGCGCGCATTCCCCAAGCTTTTGATCAGCATGGGCAAAGACGCGATCAGCAGCGCGGTCAGCCGCAACAGGGTATAGTTCTCTTGTGAACATCAGCGGAACCACTCCTGAATTTGTCCTCTGAAATGCAGATCAAGGTCCACATTGGCGTGGACGGCGACGAGGAGCTCAAGTCCAAGATGGACTCTGCAGGCGCGAGCATGGACAAGCTGACCGACAAGACGGAGACCGCGTCTGACAAGACGCAGAGCCTCACCCGGGACTACATCGGCGCTGCCCAGCAGTTCTCCCTCGCCGCCAGTTCCATTAGTTCGCTCTGGTTCCAGTTCGACAACCTGGAGAAAGCGCAGCTGCGCGTCGACAGGGCGGAAAAGACTCTCACTTCCTCTAATGCGGGCGTGATCAGGGCCCAGGAGAGCCTGAACAAGCTCGTGCAAGACGGCATCACTTCAGGGCCAGAGTATGAATCGGCGGTGCTGAAGCTGAGCGCGGCGCAGCAGAAACTCGACAACGACACCCGGGCACTGGCGATCGCGCAGGGAGACATGTCCCAGGCGCAGCTCGGCTTCGCTCTGTCCGTCGTGCCTTCAGTCATGGGCGCCGTAACTGGATTGTCCGGCGGCCTGCAGGCGCTTGGGATAATAACGAAAATCACCAACGCCGAAACAGCCGCGTCGGGACTTGCGTTCAAGGGCGCCACGATTGGAGCCATCGGGCACAAGATAGCAGTTGGCGCCTCGGCCCTCGCCACGAAAGGCCTGGCGCTGGCCACAAAGCTGCTCCACTTGGCCATGGGGCCCGTGGGCCTGATCATCCTTGGAGTGACGACGTTCCTCGGGCTGTTCGCGACCAACGCCTTTGGCGTCAGAGATGCGATCAACTCCATGGGCAAGGCGATCGGCGACGCAATCCCAATCCTGCGCCCACTGCTCGACACGCTGGCAGGCATAGCCAACACGATATTCCCGCAGGCCGAAGAGGAGACGCAGAGCCTCGGCGATGTCACCGCTGCGACCCTGACGGACATGGGATCGGAATATGAGAAACTGCAGCAAGAGATCGCTGCAAACACTTCGCAGGTGACAATCCTCAATGCGGATATGGCCCAGCAGCACACGGAAGCCTTCAACAACCTGAATGAAGTCACGAGGACGACATCCGCGGCAGTCTCGCAGAGCCTGAACAACCTCGGGACCGACACTGAAAAGAATGCCGACAGGATCGTGAAGGCAGCGAACAAGGCGGCTGCTGCGCTGATGGCCCTGTCACTCGTGAGCCGCGGCTCCACGAAAGACAAGACGGTTTCAGGAGTGAAAAAGGCCGCAACCGGCTTCAGCGGACTCGTAACGCAGCCGACGCTCTTTCTTGCCGGAGAGCGGGGGCCGGAAACAGTGAACATCGCGCCTGTCCAGGCAGGTGCCAGGAGCGGCCCGCTCGTTGTGACTGTGATCACCCAGCTTGATGGCCGGGAGGTCGCAAGGACCGTGAACAAGTTCCAGGGGAGGAACATCCAGTAATGGCAGACAGTGAAGTCACGGTACTGGATCAGACAGAGGGAACAGGAACCGCGAACATCGACACAAAGTCTATGACAGGCGCGGGAGGCAAGACCGTGCACAGACAGGTAGTTTGCGTTGGAGATGAAACTAGCTTCGGCAATGTTGCCAACGTTACCGCTGCTGGAGCGCTGCAGGTAGACGGCTCAGGTGTTACTCAGCCAGTATCCGCAACAAGCCTTCCGCTACCCGCAGGAGCAAGCACTCTAGCTGAACAGCAGACGCAGACCACGGCGCTGCAGCTGATAGACGACACTGTCCACGCCACTAATGATCCACTTTCAAAGTGCGTGGCGATTGGCGGTCAATTCGATTCAGTCAGTATCACGACAGCGACAGAAGATAATGTAGCATCTATGAGAATCACATCGCAGCGTGCAATGCATGTGAACTTGCGCAAGTCGGACGGAACGGAAATAGTGAGTGGTGGCGGCACGCAGGCTGATGCGCTGCGTGTCACAGTCGCAAACGATTCGACAGGCGTTCTATCTGTCGACGATAACGGAGCAAGCCTCACAGTTGACGGAACGGTATCGGTATCCGGCACCTCTACGACACAGGATACCAGCTCGAAAGTCGATGATACCGCGTTCACTCCGTCGACAGATCGAGTATTGCTAGTCGGTGCAGAGGCAGACGAGACATCGCCAGACTCTGTCGATGAGGGCGATGCCGGTGCACTCAGAATGACACTCAGTAGAGGCCTGCATGCGAACCTCAGAAACGCGTCGGGGACTGAGATCGGGACCTCCGGTTCACCAATACGTATAGACCCTACAGGCACGACGACGCAACCCATTTCTGATGCTGGGAGCTCTATCACAGTGGACGCCCCTGTCGGCACGCCGGTCAATGTCCAACTCGGCGATGGCACCAGAACTGCAACCGTCCGCGACACTGGCACGAGTGATTCGCTAAACGTCGCCATAGTTGATGCCTCTGGCAACCAGATAACCAGCTTTGGCGGAGGGACGCAATATGCTGAAGACAGCGCCCACGTGACAGGAGATCAAGTAACACTTGCTGGAGTAGTTCAGCAATCTGCCGACACGGCTCTGTCAGGAGATGGAGACAGATCGCTCCTGCAAGTGGACTCGAGCGGTTGGTTAAAAGTCAATGTGAAGACTGGCGGTGGCGGCGGCACACAATATACAGAAGATGCAGTATCTGCAGCCGATCCAGTAGGAACTCAGCTTATTTCCAGACGGCGAGATGCGTTAGCATCAGAGGTGAGTGCAGATGGCGACGTAATAGCTGTCAATTCTACGAGTAAGGGTGAACTCTACGTCAAACACGTTGATGCAATACCTGCCTCACAATCTGGAACTTGGAACATCACCAACGTATCAGGCACAGTAAGCCTGCCAACTGGCGCGGCTACTCTAACTGAACAACAGACGCAGACGACAGCGCTGCAGCTGATCGACGACTCGGTGGTCACCGACAATGCCGCATTCACAGATGGCACCACAAAGCTCGACATGGCTGGATTTATCTTCGATGAGACCGCAGGAACCGCGCTCACTGAGAACGATGCTGCCGCTGCAAGGGTCGATAGCAAGCGCGCTATAGTTTTCACGATAGAGGACGAAACAACTAGAGGCAGGCGCGCTACAGTCACAGCAAGCAATGCTCTGAAAGTCGATGGCAGCGCAGTGACTCAGCCTGTATCCGCGACCGATCTGGACATACGAAATCTTACAGCGGCAAATGATACTGTAGTAGCGAATGCCGGAAGCGGCACATTCACCACAAGCGATACTGCATCACAGGTAGATGACGCAGCGTTCACGCCTGGCACGAGCAGGGTCGTCATGCTCGGCGCAGAGATGGATGACACCAGCACTAATCCTGTCGAAGAGGGCGACGGCGGGGCTCTCAGAATGTCTTCGCGCAGAGAGCTCTATTCGCAGATACGCGACGCGGCTGGCAATGAGCGGGGCGCAAATGTGAATGCGTCAAACGAGCTCAATGTCAGTGCAGCAGTGACCAGCATAGCTGCTGGCGACAACAACATTGGAAACGTCGATATCGTCACAATGCCAAACGTCACTCTTGCGACAGGCACGAACACAAACGAGGTCGTCGGTGATGCCGCGCATGATGCTGCAGCTGCTGGCAACCCCGTCCTGACATGCGGGGTAGCGCAGGATCAGGACGACACTGCGCCGCCGAACAGGGTCAGCGCAGAGTCCGACGCGACCAGACTGGCAACCGACAGGGACGGTGCGCTCTTTGTCCGCCCGTTTGGTCCTCAGATATGGTCATACCATGAAAACTCTAGCTCTGCTCTAACAGATGCCTCGGTGCATGCCGCGCCGGGCGCCGGGCTGTCACTCTACGTGACTGACATCGTAGTCTCCACCGGAGCGGCTACCGCGTTCAACATCTTTTTCGAAGAAGGAACCACAACTGTCCTAGGGCCATTAATATCG